TTAGTTATTGAGATAATCCACAAATTTTTGGGTTATCTCTTTATTATTTTCTACAGGGTGCGCGTAAACATTCATTGTCATATCAGATTTAATATGCCCTAAGCGTGCTTGCACGTCTTTAGGTTTTACGCCTGCATCTAAACTTAGCGTAGCATGAGTATGTCGAAAACCATGAATAGAAATTTTCTTTCCTGGATATTTTTTAAAAACATTTGATAAACGATAGTAAGGCATAAACGTTTGATTATCTTCCCAAGAAAAAATATACTGTTTTTTATTTATAGAAATACCACGTTTCAAAAAATATTTACGCTGTTCTAAATTCCATTTCTTTAAAATTTTGATTGTAACGTCATCTAAACCAATAATACGCATAGACGGATCGTTTTTTGTTTGTCCTACGTACTCTTTTCCTTCTTTCATTCGTATTGCCTTGTTGATATCAATTGTATTTGCTTTAAAATCCACATCATCCCACAGTAATGCTCTAAGTTCTCCCTTACGCACACCAGAATATGCTAAAACACGAAATGCTGTAAAATCTTGGTAAGATAAGTTAGACTGTGCCCAGTTTAAAAAAGTATTTAATTCTTCTTTGGTATAAAATTTATCTGTTTCTTTTTTATTTTCTTCCCATTTTTTTGGCATATCTACATCATCAAAAGGATTATAGTTAATCCATTTATTTTTACGTGCATATTTCATAACTTTGCTGGCATAATCTTTATAGGTACTAAAACGTTTTTGAGTTTTAGCCCATTTAATGACAGCTAATTGACAATCATTGTAAGTAATTTGATCAATAACTTTATTACCTAGTGCAGGTAATATGTGGTTCTTAAAATAGCGCGCTGTACATTCCGCAGTATAGGGAGAAACGGTTTCTTTATAAATGGTGTACCACGTTTCGTAAACATCTTTAAATGTGATATACTTTTTTTGTATTTCATTTTTAGGTGTAGGTTCATCCTCTCCTAATTCTAGCCGAGCTAACGCAAGCTTGGCTTCTTTTGATGTTGAGAACCCTCTGCGGGTGGTTCTCTTTGGCTTCCCAGTTTTCGGATTAACACCTAAATAAGCATTAAACATATAGGCGGTTGATCCGTCTTTTTTTGTATATTTCTTTATTTCTGCCATCGTAGTTCTTCCTTTCATTTGTATGGCGTACATAACAAAAGGTAGGCAAATCCCCATAGCGGAGTTGCACCGCTACAAGCTACTAAGTGGGGACGAGATAAAATTATTCGCTTAAATTATCTACTGCATATTGTGCTTGCTCTGGCGTAAAGCTTTCTCCAGATTCAGAAACCAATTGATCATAAATGGCATCTACAGACATGTCCATAGTGTCTTGATAATTTTCGGCTTTTCTCAAAGCATTTTCATTGTAGTCTGCTTCTACATTTTCTATAGCATATTGTGCAGCCTCTTCGGGGAATTGTTCGCCTGCGTCAGATGTTAGCTGATCGTGCAAACCTTGTTCGGACATATTCATCGCACCGACATAAGATTCAGCTTTATTCAAAGCTGATTGATACTCTCTAGGAACATCGTTTTCTTCTTCAGGTTCATCTAATTCGCTGGATTCTTCAACACTTTCAGATGTTTCTTCCACGATTTTTGAACTTTCTTGCGTTTTTTTCGTAGGTTCTTCTTCGGACTCTTCAGTAGATTCTTCATTTGTTTCTGATGATTGTGTACTTTCTACTTCACTTGTTTCTTGTGTTGAGCTTGCAGTAGCTAGGTTTTCTTCCGGGTCGTCCTCGGAAAACAGTGAAACACCTAAAGCACTAACAATTAGAACAACAATCGATAAGTTTCTCTTTCCTTTGCTAGGTGATTTTTTGATAAAATACCAAATCCCAACCGCTGAAGCTATAAATAATGCTGTAAATACTATATCCATAAATAAACTCCTTTTAAATAATTATATGTTATTATCATGCCATTGTGTGAGTATGCTTTACTCGCCACTTTTCAAGCTTGATTTTTAACCAAAACCCATAAATTCCTAACGTAATAATTGTTAAAAGCAACCATTTGATCCAGTTACCAAATAATTGCATAGCAGTACCATCAAAATATAACCGTTTCCCAGCGATAATAGTATGTTTTATTTTCCAATTATATAACATACACAGGCCCCAAGGAGCAAAAATTCCAAGTGTACAGACTGTAATAAGTGCAGCTAAAATAGATGTACCAACATAATTTGCTAAACCACCATCAAAATAAGACTCTTTCATTAATATTCTCCCTTTCGTTATACTTAAGCATATAAAAGTTAAATACCAACAATTATATAGCAAAAAATATATAATTTTTACTTAGTAAATCATGACACCTCCTTTTATAAATAAATCCAAGCAGGGAAGATCCTGCAAGGATTAGAACACAACTTTACCAACAATACGAATATTATTTGTACCATCAGCCAGAATATCGTCGTAGTCTTGATTTAAGCTTACCAAACGTAGGTTATCTTTTTCAAGGTAAACTTTTTTAATATAAGCTTTATCGTCGATTTGTACAACCATAATTGCCCCATTTATCGGGTTAGGATACTTCTCCACAAATATTACTTCTCCGTCCTCAAACGTGGGGGTCATACTATTTCCCGATACCAAAAAGGCTAAATCATAATGGTTTGGGATTTCTCCATTATATGTAATGGTTTCCCCGTAAGTAGGATCTAAGTCTAAAATACCAGTACCAGCAGAAACTTTAGATTGTAAATAAATTCCTTGTTTTTCTCTAATTTCATTAATATCGATGATTTTGTTTTGTTCTTCTAGCTCATGTTGAGCATAGTTGTAAACTTTGGTTTGGCGTTCAATGTTTAACTGATTATATATAGTGACTATATTTTTATTTTCATCGCCAGAAGATAAATCTATATTCATGAGCTTGTCTATGTCCACATTAAACAGTTTTGATATTTCATTTAGTACTTTTAGTTTTGGAGTATATTTTCCTTTTTCCCACTCGCTAACAGAAGAGGAGCTTTTTCTTCCTAATTTTTTGGCAAGATCTAATTGTTCCATATTATGTTTTTCTCTTAAGAATTTTAAATTTTTGGCGAACACTTGGAACACCTCCCTGAGAATTATTATATCATCATTTCGGAAAAAATGAAATACATTTCAGTAAAAACTTTTCTACTAATTATAATGGTAAGTATATTTATTAAAAAAATAATTCGGAAAAAATGAAATTTACTATTGACTTCGGAAAAACCGAATTGTATACTTAAGTTAGAAATTTTGATAGGAGGTGATCGCATGACAGCTGTAGCAGAAGAAAAATATACTTTGAAACAGTTACGTAACTTAAGAGGATATTCTAGAGAAGAGCTTGCTAGAAAAAGTAACGTTACTTCAAGGACTATTTACCTTTACGAATCAGATATTGAAAATTTACGAAACGGTAAGTATGTAACGCTTGATAAGATAGCGAAAGCTTTGGGTGTAGGAGTAACAGATATTTTTTTAGACCCTGATTCGGAAAAACCGAAATGGATTGCGTAAAAGAAGGAGGCATAGAAATGGAAGAGACAAATTATACAAAAGAATCGAATGAAGCACGAATTCAAATGATAAGATATTGCGTCGTTGAACTTAACCATGCGTTTAAAAGAAAAGATTCTGCCATGGTAGCAGCCATAGCAGAAATTCTTAAAAGTGTTTAGTTTTCAGCTGATTTTACCGCTTCAAAATATTTATTAAAAATATTAACGACAGCATTTGAATCAGGCGGGTTATAGCCAGAAGCTCCATCCTGTCTCTTATGTGAAGAAATTGCGTTAATAGTAGCGATAGTTAATTCAGTTGCTAACTCTTTGTTGGTTTTAGACATTAATACACCTCCCCTCAGAGGTAATTATAACAAACAAAATTAAATAAGAAAGGAGTGGTTTAAATGCCAACTTTTGAAGAACTAATTGATGAACGTGTCGGCGAAAAAGTAAATGAGCTAATCCCGGCTATTACAGAGTCGATCAGAACTAAATTAAGCCAGGAAAAAGAATTTAAAGAAATAAATCAAACATTATTTACACAAAAAGAAATGGCGAAAAAACAAGGTGTATCAGTTACAACCTTTGTTAAATGGCGAAAAATGGGCTTGCAATCAGAATCTAGCCCGACAGGAAAATTACTATTTGATTTAAACAACGTTAACAAATGGCGTAAAGAGAACGACCCAAGAAAAGCAAAATAAAAAATGTATGGCGTACATGACAAAAATAAAAGGGAGGCAGGGAAATGAAAGACAAAACAATCATAATCTTATTTGCAATGATGATTATTGCAATAATTTTACCAATTACTCTTTTGTGGAAAGCTCTTATTATTGTTCCGGCGTTAGAAATTTTATTAATTGGTTGGGACGAAGAAAAGGAGGTAAAAGAATGACACGAACAGCATTGTTAGAAGTAGGCAAACAACAAGCAGATAGTTGGCTAATTGATAACTGGCAACGAATTAAAGCAAAGCAACATATAGAAATAAAAAAAGACTTCGCTAACGGCAATTAGCAAAGTCAAATAATAAAAAAACAACTTAAGGAGAGTATAGCACTATGGAAAATAAAATTAAAGAATTAACTAATGAATTGCTAAAAGAATGTGAAAGACAGGGGTATTCTATAGGACTAACAATTGCAGAGGAAGATGGTGTATCAAGATCTTTTCAAGGAAGGTTAGGAGAAATAGCTTTACTTATCTATTCGTTAAAAGATGAATTAATGGAAGAAGAAAATTTAACAGAGGAAGACTTCGAACGGGTTATAGGCTTGACATTAAGTCACAAAACAGAAGGGGAAAACAATGTTTAACCGCAACAGTACAGAAGATTTACCTAACGACCCAAGCGCTGACTACAACTTAGATGATTGGAAAAAGATTGTACACGATGAGGATTATATATTTGTTGCTCTGTTTTTAAAGTCTGACGGTAACGCACGCAAATTCATTTTACGGCAAGATAATTTTCGTAAGGCGCTAGATATTTACGGACCACAAAATTTAATAGTACAAGAGTTAAAAATTATCAATGGCGATGAATGGCTAGATTATCAAAGGAGTAAATACTAATGACTACTTTATATGAACTAACAGGCAACTATAAACAACTTATAGAACTAGCAGAAGAAAATGACGTTGGAGCAATTAAAGATACGTTAGACAGCTTAAACGAGGCTATAGATGACAAAGTAGAAAATACGGCAAAAGTTATTCGAGAGTTAGAAAGCCGTAGAGATGCTAGAAAAAAAGAAGCGCAACGGTTAAATGAAGGAGCTACATCTTTAGATAAACAAGTAGCAAACCTTAAAAACTATTTACAAGAACAATTAAAAGCAGTTGATAGAAATAAAGTTCAAGGAGAATTTTTAACGGTTGCCGTACAAAACAATCCAGCTTCTGTTCATGTAGAAGATGAAACTAAAATACCAAGAGATTATTTTACAGAGCAAGAACCTAAGTTGGACAAAACTAGAATCAAAAATGAACTAAAAAATGGTTTAGAAATTAATGGCGCAGAACTTAAACAATCACAAAGATTAACAATCAAATAGAAAGGAAATGTAAATGACGGAAGAACAAACAAGTAAGGAAGCAGAAGTTAAACAAGAACTAACATTTAATGAAAAACTTTTACATTTAATTGTTGAACTTCATGCTCCAAAAAATCAAAGGAATAAGTTTGGTAACTATAATTTTCGAAGTGCAGAAGATATTTTAGAAGCGGTTAAACCAATTGCTTTTAAATACGGACTTTTGCCTAATCTAACGGATGAAATTGTTTTTATTGGAGAAAGATACTATGTGAAGGCTACCGCCTCCATAACTGACGGTGAAAACCATGCAAAGTCAAAAGCTTTTGCTCGTGAATCAGAAGCTAAGAAAGGGATGGACGAATCACAAATATCAGGAACTGCAAGTTCATATGCGCGTAAGTACGCCATGAACGGGTTGTATCTCATTGATGATAATAAAGACGCTGACACAAACGAATACAAGCAACAAAATGATTCTAATAAAACAAAGAAAATCACTAAAACACAGGCTACTGCTTTGAATAATAAAATAAGCAATCTAGCTGGATTAGTCAAAGAAAAACGTAATGAAAATATTACAGGACAAGAGATGACTGAGAAACTAACTAAAGCTTGCTTTTCCAAAAAAATGTCTATTGAAAGTTTAAATATTGAGCAATTTAACAAAGCTAATGAACAAGCAGACAAATGGGAAGCAATGTACAAGAAGATGTGAAGTTTATGTTAAACAATCTTGACTATACAGGCAAAATTAAGCGCATAGAAGATGATGAAATTGTCATACAGCTAAACGAACCGCTCAATATTGAAAGGCTTCAGACAGTTTATGAGGGCTTCTCAGGAGATAGACAGGCAGATGTAAGAATCAGAGATCCACGAGGTTTTTCGCCTGAGCAACGAGCTTTTACATTTGCTTTACTAAACGATATTTATAGTTACACTGGACAACCTTTCGAATCGCTAAAAGATGTTTTTTATTGGAAGTACAAGCTATTAACTGGCAAAACAATTAGTTTAGCAGATATGTCCGAAAACACGAAAGACGATATCGCTTTGCTGGATAATATCATATTAGATTTTATATTTGAAAATCATGTTCCTTTTAAAAAAGGCTATGAGATCTTACCGCAAAACAGGCAATACTATTTTTACAAATGTATCACAACAAGAACGTGTGAAATATGTGGCAAGCAAGGCGCTGATATAGATCACTTTGACCAAGCATTAGGCAGACGCAATAGAAAGACGGTTGACCATACACAATTTACTTTTGCAGCGCTTTGCAGACCACATCATACAGAAAAGCACCAAATGGGAATTAAAAACTTTAAACGTAAATATCATGTTGAGGGAATTAAGTTGAATCAAGAAACAATTAAGAAATTGAGGATTGGAGGTTAAAAAGTGGAAAAAACGGACAAGCTAGAACTTGAGGGAATAATGGAACAGGGATATGGAGTAATACCAAAAAAGGTTATGAAAGATACTGAATTAAGTGCTGAAGCAAAAACAATTTATGCTTATCTTTGTTCTTACTGTGGTGGCGGAAATACTGCTTTTCCCTCTATAAGTTTGATGTCTCATGATTTAAACATGAGTGATAACAGACTATTGAAATATAGAAAAGAATTGATCGAAAAAGGTTATATAAGAATAGAAAAGAATAGAGATAAAAAAGGATTTACTAACAATGTTTATATGTTGCCAACTAATGTGTACCGACAAATTGAAGGTATACAAAACGTAGGTAAACAAATTGTGGGTATACAAAATGAAGGTACTAATAATAACAGTAACAATAATAACAATATTAATAAGAACAAAAACAATAAGGCGTCTTACGACTTAAAAAACAGGTTTGAAAATCTTTGGAAAGAATATCCTAACAAAAAAGGTAAAGATAATGCTTTTAAAGCTTATAAAAAAGCTGTTGAAGATGGTGTGACTGATGAAGTTATTCTTGATGGTATCAGACGTTATAACAAAGAAATTCAGTTAAAGAAAACAGAAAAGAGATATATTGCCTATGGGTCAACTTGGTTTAATCAAAAACGTTGGGAAGATGATTATTTAACAAATGATTATTCAAATAAAGAAGAAAAAACAAATAATGCTAATTTAGCAAGTTTTGATGATATTGATTGGGCTGAAATTTATGGTTAGAGCTTATGAATGGATTACTAATGATGATATGAGCCACATTTTAGAAACTGATGATAAAGACCAATTAATTAAATATAAAGGTATGTACATTGAAGAAATATTGTCAGACAGCATTATTTTGAAAACAGAAAATGGAATAGAAGCAGAGATAGAAGCAAATGATTTAAAGATATATGAGGTGTCAGAATGAACGAGCAAATGATAGTCGCTAATTTGTTAAACGATACAAAGCAAATACAGTTTTTAAATGTCAATAGCGTATGGTTTGAATCTAGTGTGATGTCTTTAATTGTACAAGCGGTTATTAATTTAAATGGTGAAGTTCAAAGTACAGCCGATATTTCTGAACAAATCAAAGAAGATAGCAATAAAGATATCAGCCAGGAAGAATTAGAAACGCTTAAAAATACAAAGGAATACGAGAAATATTCTTTTAGCGCAATGGTCCCTCATTTACACAAGAATTACGTACAGAAACAACTTAATTACTATATGGCTAAATATCAACAAGAGGGGCGCAAGAAATATCTAAATGTTGTTAATTCACTTACCGAAGAAATGAATGATATTAGCGTGAGCGCTGATGATGGACTGTTGAGCTCTTCCATTGATGAATTTGAGAAAGAACTATATAGCGAAAAAAGCACTTCTTTAAAGACGTTTCATGAAGTCAATATGATGATCGGTGGAGGTTTCCGCCCTGGTCAGCTAATTACTATTGGTGCTCGTTCAGGTGTAGGTAAAACACTTGTGTCACTCAATTTTATGATGGATATGTTAGAGCGAGATAACTCATTGAGAGCTGATTTTTTCAGCCTGGAAATGAATAAGCTTGAAATTGTCGATCGCATTATATCCCGCAAAGAAAGTATTAACTCTTTGAAGATGGTTGATTACACCAATTTAAGTCATGAAGAAAAAGGAAAGAGTTTAGCAGGCTATAAAGATTTAATGAACAACTACGATATAGGATTGTTTGGAGAAGAGTATTCCACCTTAGGAATGATTAAGCGGAAGATTAAAGAGCGAGCTGTTCAAGGAAAATATATTGCTTTTATCGATTATGTAGGACTAGTTAACGTTGAAGGTGTGAACGCTGGTGGTGAAGGCGGTGAAAGAATTGCTATAAACATTATTACTAGAGAGTTGAAATTGTTAGCTAGTGAATTAAAAATTCCAATATTTATACTATCTCAGTTAAATCGAGGTTTAGAATATCGGCAAGATAAAACACCGGGTTTGCAAGACTTAAAAGCTTCAGGAAGTTTAGAACAGGATTCTTCAATGGTGTTCTTTATATCGAAAGACTCAGAAGAAGACAATTTAGCTTACTTAGATGTAGCAAAAAATCGTGTTGGGAGGCGTGGACGGTTGAAGTTCTACATGAATCCGGCATTTATGGAATTCAAACCGTATCAAACATGACAGGAAAAGAATATCTAGCCTTTATGCAGGAAGGCAATTATAAAAGAACGCAAATCGTGCGCTTAATGGAGCAATGCGTAGCGCTTTTTGAAAAGAATGGCATGCGAAAAAAAGCAGAAATAACGAAATGGGAAATACTTGAGATAGCAGAAATCGAAAAAGAAAAAGGGGAATTGATGTAGTGGAAGATGATTGCGAATGAGTAGCCCAACAGCTTTAAACAAGCGAGGTAATAAGGTTTACTACAAAGATTATATTTTTGACAGTGAGAAAGAAGCACAGTTTTATGTACGCTTTGTAGAAAATTGCGGACTACCTTATGAAGTCCATCCAAATTTTAATATAGCAAAACTTACAAAAATAGATGGCGCCAAAATATCAGGCATGCGATACACACCAGATTTCATCATTAAAGGCTTAGATGGCGAATGGTTGCATGTGATAGACGTTAAAAATAGCTTTGGCGCTTACGGGATTGACCAAGCAAATAAACTACGTTTCCGACTGTTTGCCATGAAATACGGGCACCCAGTTGAGGCGGTAGTTGTACGGAAGAATGATTTTAAAGTCATTACGCAAGGTGTGACAAAGCCATTAAACGAAAAGCAACCATTTGTTACAGATAATTTTGATTATCACTGGCAAGATGCAACAAATTACTAGGAGGAATAAGAAATGATTAACAATGTAGTTTTAGTAGGAAGATTAACTAAGGATCCTGACTTAAGATACACACAAAGTGGTACAGCAGTAGCAAACTTTACGTTAGCTGTTAACCGCACATTTACAAATCAAGATGGCGAAAGAGAAGCAGACTTTATTAATTGCGTGATTTGGCGTAAAGCAGCAGAAAACTTGGCAAATATGGTTGGTAAGGGTGCACAAATTGGTGTGACTGGAAGAATCCAAACAAGAAACTACGAGAACAAAGAAGGACAACGTGTGTTTGTCGTAGAAGTTGTAGCAGAAAACTTTCAAATGCTAGAAAGCAGGAATAAGCAAAATGGCCAAAATAATGCAAACACAGGTGCTTCAAATAATAACGCGAACGAACATTCGCGAAATCAACAAAACAGCACACAAAGCAATACTGATCCGTTTGGTGGAAGTTCAATTGACGTAACGGATGATTCTCTGCCTTTCTAAGAAAGGAAAGATAATTATGGAAGAAATTTGGAAAAATATCCCCGGATACGAAGGGATATATGAAGCTAGTAATTTAGGAAAAATAAGGACACATAAAAATAAAACAACATTTACGAAAAAGCATGGCAGAAGAAGATGGAAGCAAAGAATTTTGAAACAAAAAACTGACAAAAACGGATACAAAAGAGTCGAGTTATGGAAAGACGGTCAACACAAAACGAGAATAGTTCATCAATTAGTAGCAATAACTTTCTTGCCTAACAGAGAAAACAAACCGCTTATAAATCACAAGGATTGCAATCCATCTAATAACCATATTGATAATCTTGAATGGGCAACGTATAGCGAAAATTTAATTCATGCATATGTAAATGGTTTAAATAAAGAAGCTACAAGAATTATGTTGGTAAATAAAAATAATGGTAAAGAAAAAATGTTTTTATCCATGTCACAAGCTAGTCGTTTTTTAGGTAAAGGCCACGGTTATATATCTTCTGCTTGTAAAAAAGGTAAAAAAGAAGTTGAAGATTATCAAATTTACAAAAATGTTTAGAAAATTTTATGATTTCGGGTGATGACGAATACCGTTAAAAATATACAGTGACTACGAAGACAGCAACATAGCTGTGGATGAAGTCAACAGATTGTACAGAACATGCGACACAACATCAGCAAGGAATTTAAAAGAGTACAAAGGAGCGAAAGTTTACTACTGCGCTCAGATTGCACAGAAGATACAAGGTTTAAATTCTTTGGGGTATGAGGAGGCAAGATAATGGAAGCAAAAGAAACCGAATTAGAGAGGCTGGAACGTCTAGCTTATTTGAAAGACGAGGACCCTAAATACCATGATGAATGGGAAAGATTAAGAGATAAGTTATGGAAAAACAAAGAAACTGATAAATATAAAAGAAAGAAAAAACCCGTATGGATATTCTTTCCAAATGGCGAACGTCAAACATTTAAGTCTGTAAATGAAGTAAGAAACGTATTAGGAATTAGCGATCACACAATAAATGAATATATCGATACAGATATACCGATAAAGCAAAGAAAATTTAAAGGTTGCTATTTTTACAGTTTGGCTAAGGAGGATGAGTGATGGAGAAAGAAATAGACGGAGTGTTAAAAAATGATGGTAAGTATTTTGTGGTATTAGAAGATGGCGCAAAAATAAGAGTGGATTCTAAAGAATATCAAAAAATAAAACAAAGATTGGCTGGAAAAGGTAGCTACTTTATTACTGTTAACAAGGAGAGCGAGGAAGTTTATGAATAAGCAGGAATTGCTCAATGTTTTTAAAAATCAAATAATCAAAGAGAGTAAAGATGTATACGGAGCCTCCGATACATGGATAGGTGGTTACGAAGACGGTCGGATTGATGCACTGACTTTTGCTTACAAGAGAGTTAAATGGCTAGATGCACCAGAAAAGCCAGAGATACCACATTGGCTTGCTGAGCGAATAGAAGAATACAATATTGATTCGTCTATTGAATTTTGGAGATACGTTTTTAACGGGAGTATTTTTAATCCTGGGGAAAGAGCTTGGATTTTAGATAACGATGAGCTTATTAGCAAAATATTCTTATATGGCTACACCATCGAAAAAGAACCTGTGTGGGTGGTAAGAATCAACGAAAAATTATATTTTTGCAGATTTACCGATAAATACTTTGAAAAAGATTCTGATGCTCCGACTTATATAGAGAGTGGCAATCCATCATTAATAAAAAAATTTACAAATAAAGACAAAGCCAAAGCCGTAGCAACATTAGTTGATGGCACAGTTGAGGAATGGAGTGAGTGATGGCATGAACGAAAAACAGGTTGATATTTATGAGGGACTTATAGAAGCATACCAGGGACTTGAAAAAAAATATCCTGGGGATAGTGATAATATTTTGGCTACAATTTCTATATGCACGCCATCTTCAAATGGTAGAAACACCGATGCCGACTTCATACCTGCCCTACAAGCGTTTTTGAGGGAGGTTGAGGGGTGATTATTAAAATTTCAGAGTTTTTTAAGCTAGATGAAGTTGAATTTACTGAAGATGAGTTGGACGCAGTTTTAGAAAGAAAGGCAGGCGTTGAAATGAAGCTAAGAGAAATCATGAACCAAAACTTTGATGTTAGAAACTATATGAGCGTGGGTATTGATGAAGAAACAAAAGAGGAAATAGAAAGAAGCTTAGTGGTAGATATAGACGACATCAATTATATTTTAGCGAGTGCAAAGATTTATATTGATGGGGAAGCGCTGGACATGAATTTAGAAGAGCTGAAGAAAGGCAGGCGTTGAAATGAAATTATACATGCCAAAACATATAGCGGAAATTTTGGATAAAACAGAAATTTTCCTCAGATGGGACGTTTATAACTTATGGATGGGAGAAAGCTATCAAGAAGACCTCAAAGAGAGGACATTTAAGGAATGGGAAAAAGCAGTAGACGGAAAAAATAAAATTATTAAAGATTGGGCTAGTGGGGATTTAGAAAGAGTGTCTTTGATAATTGCGTATGTAAATCCAGTAACCTCTTTCAAAGAGCACCCTGAGCTATGGGAGGTTGTGGAATGAATACACTTTTATGGATAGTAGCTATTTATTTAATTTTAGTAGTCATGACCTACTTCATACTTAGTTTGATTTTTGTTTATTCAGAAGGGCAACTAATGGACGCGATTATTCTGTCCTTGTTAAATGTAGGAAGTCTTGTTATCTACATTTTATATCATGGCATGAAAAGATTAACTAAAAGGAAAGAAAGAAAACTAATAGGAGAAGTTAGACACACAAGAGGGAACCAAGAAAGAGCAGCCGAAATGGTTGGTATGCATCTTAGAGACAACACAAATTTTTATAATATAAAAGATATGTTTGTGTTTCTCATTAGTAGAAAGAAAGGTAGGCGTTGAAATGAAAAATTTCGTAGCTTATTTTGTAGACGCTTTGGTTATTGTTACATGCAGTATACTTTTTCTGCTGTTACCCGTGTTCATGCTAGCTTGTATAATCATTGAATATAAATGGATAGCAGTTTTATGTATAGCAGCATTTTTAGCAGTAGTTACAATAGTCGCTGTTATTTTAAAAAAGAAAGATAAACTTAGGAAGGAAAAAGAAAGGCAGGCATTGAAATGAAACTGAAAATAACCAATCCAGAATTTACGTTATCAAAAGAAGAAGTATTGTTTTTAGAAGTACCTGACAATACACGTCCGGTTGAATTTAAAAAGATTGCACAAGAACAGTTGCTTAGTTGGCTGGAGTTTGATGTGGAAGAGGTGTCGGAATGAGCGAGTTATTAGACGAATCAAGACAAAGAAAAGATAAAGCTATTGAGGATAAAAAAACGTGTGGAAATGGTTTATCTTACGGCTTATTTAAAGGTAAAGAAATGGCTTGGCAAGAAGCTATAGATTTAATCGAAAAGCATGAGAAGCCAAAAGGATTGCTGCATTATGTACCTAAGTTAACAGACAAACAACAAGGAATTTATACAGAGTTGAAATATGTGTACCAATCCTTTTGTTGTGTTGTACCGGATGATAAGGATAATACAATAGTTTCCATATGTAATATTTTAGAGGGTACAGAAGATCATGATGCAATCCCAGTACTCAAGAAATTTTTGAGTGAGGTGGAAGAATGAGCATTAGAACAATTGAAATTTACATGGAAGATGGTAAATGCTGGCAGTTTTTAGGGGATGAAGCTGATAATGTGGCAGCGCAGTTAAAAAATGACTTGGTAGAAGACGAATTAAACTGGGTTATTGGATATATTCCTAAACGCATCCACAACATCATGAAAGGTTACAGATATCCTACCGAAGAACCTTCCGAAGAAAAAATTTTTATCAATAAATATAATATCTGCTCTTTTGTTTTGAAAGATAGAGAGGTGGAAGAATGAGTGATAGAGAAAAAATAAAGAGATTGAGAATTATAGTGGAACAATTAGCCTTTAACCATAATTTAGATTTTAAAATGCTTCACGCAAGTATAATTGCTCTGTTAGATATGATAGATGATTTTTTGAAAGAAGAAGAATTAACGGAAGAACAACAAGAAATATACGAATACTTTAAACAAGGTTATAAAGAATTTGATGACGAAGACGAAAGCATAAATGATACCATGGAAGACTTCTCTATTGCGCTTGGTGGCAAAGATGAAGATATAGTGCCAGCATTAAAGAAATTTTTGAGTGAGGTGGAAGAATGAAATTTGGATCAGATAAAAACGAAAAAGAAAATATGAACTTAAGTTGTATCGATAGTTTTGAAGTACCAATGAACGAGATAGATATTACTATTAAACAAGCAAGTGGGCTAGGCTACTCGGTTTTAGTAGAACCTAATGAAATAAATTGTGTTTATAGAGGTGTAAGTGTGTCCGACCGAGCTAGTGAAAGCTTTACAGTTCATTTATTAAAGAAGGTGGAAGAATGAGTGCTTTTGATGTAGTTTTGTTGATATTATCAGGTTTCACCGCGGGAGGGTTTTTTGTATTTTGGTTATTTAAAGATGATGATGAATCGTGGGAAAAATGGAATGAAGATGGATATCGAGAGGAATACTATGAACAGTTGGACGAAAACACCAGATTATTAAGGAGAAATGTAGAATTAAGAAATCAAATTTCGGAATATAGAGAAGCGGAGTTTAAAAATATGCGTAAACTTAAAAATGGAGAATATTTGTTAAGTAGAGATGAAACCTGCCGACTTATGAGTGACAACGTCAACCACCCGAATCATTACACACAAGGTGATATCGAAACAATTGATTATATCAAAGATAAGCTAACAGACGAAGAATTTAGAGGATTTGTTAAAGGCAATGTTTTAAAATATGTTTCTCGTGAAGGATTAAAAAATGGTGACGAGGATTTGAAGAAAGCTAGATGGTATTTAGAGGTGTTGGAATGAAGTTAAGCGAAGCGTTAGAAACAGCCGAGATCGATAATAAAATGAATGAGATTGTAAATTATATAGTAAAGGAGCATATAGCAAATGAACGAAAATGATAGAGAATTTTTTTGACTTTTTGAACCAGTGTATGAACGATGGCAACAACAAAGAAGAAAATGAATTAATAAGAGCTACTAGTCTTTTATCTAGAGCAGTAAGTGTTTTTTATACTGAAAATCTCGCCAACGGTTTTGAAAAAGACCAAGCCATGGAATTAACGTTATAGTATATGCAATCCTTATTATCTAACAGCAATTAAAAAAACGTTCAGCCCCACAGCTAAACGTTCGTCCCTTTCACTATTATACCATAAAGGAGCGGTTATGTGGGGCTTTTACGGGATGTTGATTTTAACCAAACAAGAAAAAATGCAGTAAACACTTTAAAAAATTATAGACGCTTGCAACGAATTACAGGACGATCGAAGATAGATATTAAGTCGCCAATCATCACAGATATGCCAAAGAGTCCATCTCAGGGTAATAAAGCCGAAGACGCTCTATTACAACATATTAATGCCGAGAGTGAACTCAATGCGATTGTGGCTGGTTTAATGTCGTTGCCATTAACATCAAGAGCGGTACTCTACTACTCTTACTGTGACAAGGAGCGGTGGACGAATGATTTAATTGGCATTGAAATAGGATACTCCGAGCGACAAGTAAGGCGTGTAAAAGAAGATGCTTTAATCGAATTTGCAGAAGCATATAAGAAAGGTAAGCTTATTTCTTACAAATAATGCATGTCCGTTTTTTGTCCGCTTTATGTCCGACATAATCCATTTTTACGTGATATATTAGTACCATAGCAAAAGATATAGAGGCACCCTCCTTTCATTTATTTGTTACTTTTTTACCGACGATTTCCATTATCGTGTCTCTATATGCTTTTTGTTGGGTCGTTAGAATGCCGATCCCTCTACACCTTATAAAGGGCAGTCATGTACTGATGTAGAGGTTTTATATAACACAGGCTACTCACATTGTTGGGTGGCCTATTTTTATGAGGTGCCCTTATGTTTTACTACTACATACAATTGAGCCGGCTATCAATACATAACCCGGATATCAGGCAGACAACTCTATATCCTGCTTACAGCTTACTAGAGTGCTTCTGTGAGATGTCAGATCATATGATAGACAATTACAAATTAGTATTTGTTGGTCGAGGATTTATTAAAGATAAACATATTCAAAATAATATAAATAAGATTGTAAGTTGTTTGTGATTGATAATCTATTTTGTTGTTTGTTTATAATTCAATTCATTTATCTTTTTCAATTAAACAAATATTCAAATAAGATTGATTGTCTATTTAACGAATCAATTGCAAAGATTCATTTTATTATTCATCAATTAGTTTCTGCATTTCAAATGTCGAAAATAATTCGAAAGAAGTTGATTACAAAAATGTTTAAACAACCAAAAATAAGATTAGGAAACAAGTCTTACTCTGAGGACGAGCTCCAACAATTACGCAAACGCAATACGCAACGCTATAACCGTGAGGTAAGGCATAATGCATACAATACCGATTATACGACTTTTTATAACTCCACAGCGTGGAAAAAGACAAGAAAGCAAGTATTAATTAGAGATAACTACATGTGCCAACATTGTTTAGCTAAAGGCATTGTGAATGATAAAGATTTAATTGTCCATCACAAAATTGAATTGAAACAGGACTGGTCGAAAAGATTGGACATGGAAAATTTAGAGGCGGTTTGTATTTCTTGCCACAATAAAATTCCAATTTCAAAATAAAAAAATATTTTTTGCCAGGGCTTAATTTTGCCGCGTATCCTTCTGGGAAAACAGAATAACGAGCCGGACTTCTCTGTTAAAAAAAGTTGAAAATAAAAGGTAAAATTTCGGGGAAATATGCAAATCAGAAAGTTGGTGGAAGTATAAGTGACCAAATTATCAGAAAATGAAGTTAAAGAATTAATAAAACAGTATGAATCTGGTAAGACATTTACCGAAATCGCTAAAAACTTCAATGTTAGCAGGACGTGTATTACTAACAGGATAAAGAAATTAGGTATATATCATTTATATTCGCAAAAAACATGCAAATTATGCGGTTTTTCCTTTCATCCATCACCGCATGGTTCACAAATACAAAAATATTGCTCTGACAATTGTAGACAAAGAGCTTTTTTAGGAAAAGACGGAAAAGCGAAATGCGTCAACTGTAAATATTGTGGTAACAAATTTGCTCAAAGTTTTCAGAGAATATATTGTTCAGATGAATGCAGGAAAAAACAAGTAGAATTCGAAAAGAAAGAAGCTTGGAGATCAAGAAAATGTAGGTATTGTGGATCTTTAGGGTGTGAATTCGATGGGAAATTTTGTAGTAAGAAATGCAAAACTAATTCTTTTATATTTAGTCGGAGAGCAAAAGATAGAATCAGGTATCAAAGAGCTAGAAGAAATGGGCGATTTGATTCTGACATAGATATTCATAAATTAATAGAACGAGATGGAGAACGTTGTTACCTTTGTGGTGATAAGGTTCTTTTTTATTACCATTATAATGACCCGAAATATCCGACGATTGAGCATGTAACTCCTATTGCTAAAGGCGGTACTCATTCGTGGGATAATGTAAAAGTTGCTTGTCGTGAATGCAATACTAGAAAAGCCACATCATCAATTGGTGAATTTTCAGGAGGTGAGGAATTTGGCACAGCGAAAATTATTGTCTCAACAAAAATCTAGAAGAACAAAAGAAGTTCAAGACGAAAAACAGGCAACTGAAGAAATTATGGATGAACTAATTCCTCTTCAAAATAATCCGCCTGAATGGTTGGATGAAGAAGCGACAAAAGAATGGGAACGGATATTACCTTTAATTCGTGAATTGCCAGTGGCGGATTTAGATATGGCCTTGCTAGCTATGTATTGCCAAACATATAGTAATTATTTGTCTGCTACAAGAAATCTTGAGAAAAATGGTATGGTTGTCGAAACTGAACGAGGTTCTAAACTTTCCAGTTACTATACTGTTCAAAGAGATAGTGTAAATACAATGAATTCTATTGCGCCTAAATTAGGTTTGACAGTAGAAGCACGTTTGAAAATACTAGCACCAAAAGATGATAAAGACCAGGTAGATCCATTTGAGGAGTTAATGAACGGTGAGTAAAGACTACGTTACTGAATATGCAAAAAAAGTAGTCAGTGGGAAAATTCTTGCTAGTAAAAAAAACGTGAAAGCTTGTCAAAGACATTTAGATGATTTAAAAAGTACTGATTTACCTTATCACTTTGATGTAGAAAAAGCTGACCATGTTATTAAGTTTTTACAAATGTTACCAGACCCTAAAACAGGAAAAATAATGAAGTTGGCTGGTTTTCAGAAATTTATCGTAGGAAGCTTAAATGGTTGGTATAACAAAGAAGGCAACAAACGGTTCACTAAAGCATATATAAGCATGAGTCGCAAAAATGGCAAGACTCTTATCGTTAGTGGGCTTGCATTATATGAGTTACTAATGGGGAAAGACCCTATAAACGAAAGATTAGTTGGGCTTAGTGCTAATAGTCGTGACCAAGCAAGTATTGCTTATGATATGACCTACGCTCAGTTAAGTTCTATCAGAAGAGTATCTCCTAAAATTAAAGGTATAACTAAAATTACACCTAGTGCTAAAGAGATAGAAAAAGTAAACGATAGAAGTAAAGTAAAAGCTGTTTCGAATGAAGCGTCAAATTTAGAAGGACACCAATTCAGCTACGCAATTATTGATGAATACCATGAAGCTAAAGATAAAAAAATATATGAAACATTAAGGCGTGGGCAAGTCTTACTACATAACCCAAGCCTTATTATTATTTCTACTGCAGGCACGAATATGAACGGTCCAATGTATGAAGAATATCAATATATAGATAAAGTACTAAGTGGGAATGCAGAGAATGACAATTATTTTATTTTCTGTGCAGAACAAGATAAGGAAGAAGAAATTTATGACCCTGATAATTGGATAAAATCTAATCCGTTAATGGAAATATCAGAGCTTAAAAAGCTGCTTGTTAAAAATATTCAACCCGAAGTAAAAACAGCGTTGGATAGCGGAAGTGGTTTAAACGGTATTTTAATCAAAAACTTTAATATGTGGCGTCAAGCCAGCGAAGAATCATATTTAGATTTCAACGATTGGAAGAAAAATGAAGAAGACTTTGATATCGCAGGTACGAAAGTTTATATCGGATTGGACTTATCTCGAGCTGATGACTTAACTTCTATTTCTTTTGTTCATCTGAACGAAACTAATAAACAATACTATGTCACGTCACATTCGTTTGTAGGCACAAAAGGGGGTCTACAAGGCAAGATAGAGCGTGACCTTATAGACTATTATCAGTTAGCAAAAGACGGCTACTGCACGATAACAGACCTATCCAGTGGCATTATAAACACTGACCAAGTATTAGATTACATAGAATCTTATGTAAGTAAAAATAATCTGGATGTCCAAGCGATTTGTTACGACCCGTACGCTATTCACGGTGTGCTGGCTGAGATGGAACGACGTGGTTGGTATTATGACCTGCACGAAATACGACAAGGACCCGCAACTTTATCTAATCCAACATTAGATTTTAAATTGAAAGTGATTGATGGCGATGTTAAACACGAAAAAAATCCGTTACTTGATCGTGCGGTTAAGAATGCGATTGCCAAAGATACCAATGACAGTATTATGATTGAAAAGAAAATGCATCGTGAAAAAATTGACCCGCTAATGTCTACGCTGTTTGCTTATGTAATTGCGTATGAACACGGATGGGACGATGAAGAAGTTAGTATGCCGATATTTATTTAGGGAGGTGATGACATGAGTAAAACATTATATGCATATATTATGATCGTCATTGCCTTGTTTGGCCTTGGCGTTTTTTTGTATGGTTTGCACGAAGCTTGGGAGCCCTTGGCTTACATTGTAGGCGGGTTGATTATGATCGGTATTGCCATAGCTATGAATGAGCTTTACGACCGCATTCCGATAAACAAAGGAGGTGATGATTGATGCCATTGCTAGATTTAGGATTTGGTTCTAAAAGCGAGCGAATGCATAAGGATTTAGAAAGAATCTTATATGCAGATCAACACGGTACGTTTTCCTCCTATACAGGTGTGCGAGCTCTTAGAAATAGCGATGTTTTTACAGCAGTGCGTATTATTGCAGCCGATGTTGCGAGTACGAAATTAAAAACGCGGGGGCATGAATCTAACACGATTGTGGACGATGTCCTGGATTTGTTTAACAACTATCCAAGTTCAGACCTCACAGGTTGGCATTTTAAATTTATTATCGTGGCCAATATGTTGCTTAACGGCTCATCTTACGTCGAAATTATCCGAGATGAAAATGGTTTTCCGGAAAGTTTATATTTTCTCCATAATGATTTAGTTAGTTTAGAAGAGCGTGAAGGACAAGTTTTTTATCAAGTAAGCGAAGATTCCGAGGGCAATGACGTGGAAATCACGCCCGAGGATATTTTACATTTTAGGCACATTACTTTAGATGGATTTGTGGGCTACTCTCCCCTCTTTTCTTTAGACAAAGAGATTGGGATTTCGCAAGGGTCGAAAGGATTTTTAAATAACTTTTTTGAACATGGCGGTACATCCACATCTGTGCTCAAATATCAAAAGGGAAAAATCAACAATGAGCAGTTAGAATCAATGAAAAAAGATTTTGAGAAAAGCCAGTTAAAGCAAAATGGCGGATTGATTGCTTTAGATGACACTATGAGTTTTGATCGTTTGCAAGTTCCTACGGAAGTGTTGAACTTTTTAAATAGCTATAAGTTTAGTACACAACAGGTAGCCAAAGCTTTTGGTTTGCCGGTATCTAAACTAGGGATTGAAACAGTCAATACATCCTTAACGCAATCCAACTTGGATTACTTGCAAACCACACTAGATCCAATTTTCAAAATGATGATCGCAGAAATTGAGTCCAAAATTTTAAACAGTTTGAAAACAGGATATGAGTTGGAATTTGATTCTTCCCGTTTGATAGATATCGATCCGGAACTCAAGCTTGAACGTGTTCGAACGCTCCATAGCGAAGGGATTATATCTACAGACGAATCTCGTAGCGAATTTGGTTACAAACCGACAGACAGCGAAAATGGACGCGAACCATTAGCCGATCTAAACAAAGCACCGCTATCGAAATTAGGGGAGGCCTCTAAAGGAGGTGATGGTTAATGCCAAATAGTCAAGTGGATGTCGGACAAGAAGAAATGGTTGTTGAAGGATACGCTGTTTTATTTAATACATTGAGCGAAGATTTAGGAGGTTTTCGTGAAGTTATAGCTCCGCATGCTTTAGATGATGTAGATGTGGATGACGTAAAATGTTTAATCGACCATGAATTTGGTTATGTTATTGGTAGGACAAAAGCCGATACACTAAAACTGACTGTGGACGATAAAGGGTTACATTTTAAATGCGAGCTACCAAATACATCTTATGCCAAAGATATATACGAAAGTATCAAAGTGGGGAATGTAAATAACTGTAGCTTTAGATATACTTTGCCCAAAGGCGATCCATCTGCAAAAACATGGACACGTGAAAAGGGTGAGTATGTACAGACAATAAACAAAATCGATGAATTAATTGAGGTAAGTGTTGTTACTATACCTGCTTATAAAGATACAAGTGTGGAAGTTGCTCAACGTGCAAAGGACTTTGAGCGCATCAAAGAGTTAGACAAATTAAATATTGCATTAGATTTAGATCAATTGACCTTAAGCACGTCATAAAAAGGCTTATTTTTTAAGAAAGGAGCACAAACATGAACAATTTTGATGAACGAAAAAAAGAAATTGATGACTTAATTGCCCAAGCCAAAAAAGCCATTGAAGATGGCGATTTGGAAAAAGCAAGAAACATCAAAGCAGATATTGATGCTAAAAAGCAAGAGTTTGAAGAACTAAAACAATTGTCAGCAGAAATTGAAGAATCTTCCCCTGAAGGTTCTGAGACTGAAACGGAAGAGCCAGAAAGTTCTGAGGAAGAACCAGAATCATCTGAAACGGAAGAACCACCATCTGAAGAAGAACAAGAAACTCCTACTGAAGAAGTCGAAGAACCAACCGAAGAAGAGTTGGAAGAAGATGAAGAAAAGAAAAAGAAAGAAGAGGCGAAAAGATCTATGGCGAAAATTGATAAAAATCAAGAAACCAATGAAGAAATCCTTGGCTTTGAACAATACATGAAAACAAAAGGAGCTAAACGTGACAACGTCAAATCTGATGATGTCGGTGTCACAATTCCGGAAGATATCCAGTACACGCCGGAAAAAGAAGTAAATACGGTTCAAGACTTGTCACAATTGGTGCAAAAAACAAGCGTCAATACAAAATCTGGTAAACATCCCATTTTGAAACGCGCAGAAGATGAATTCCACACAGTGGAAGAGTTACAAGCGAATCCAGAGCTAGCAAATCCGAAGTTCGAAGAAATTGGTTGGGAAGTACAAACTTACCGTGGCGCTATCCCTATTTCTCAAGAAGCATTAGATGACAGTGTAGCAAACTTAACAAATATCGTTCGTGAAAATATCAGAGAACAAAAAGTTAACACATTAAACAGTAAGATTGGCGCATTGCTAAAACAATTTAATCCAACAACTGTCTCTGACGTTGATGACTTAAAAGCTATCACAAACGTTGACTTAGATCCAGCTTACGAACGTCGAATTGTTTGTACACAAAGCTTTTACCAAAAACTAGATACGTTAAAAGACGAAAATGGCCGTTACCTATTACAAGATAGCATTATTAATACGTCTGGTAACACAGTGCTAGGCATGCCGATTTCGGTCGTGCGCGATAATTTGTTAGGTCAAAACGGCGACGCTTTAGCATATATCGGTGATGTTCGTCGTGCTGTATTTTTTGCTGATCGCTCAGATGTATCTGTGCAATGGGTCGAAAACAGCATTTACGGTAAATACTTGATGGGTGCGTTCCGTTTCGACGTCAAACAAGCGGACGAAAACGCTGGTTACTTTGTCACTTTTGAAGATGAAGGAGAAGCGACACCCTCGTAAACCCCAAAACGTCGTAGTTGATACAAACAGTAAATCCGTTTCTATTACGGCAGAATAGGGGTGGTACGGTGTTAAATATTGATAATGTCGAATCTATCAAAAAAGCAATCCGTGTAGATCATGATTTTGATGATGATTTAATTATGGAAATTTATTTACCGGGTGCAATCAACGAAGTGAAAACGGCGGTGTCTTTAAGGGAAGAAGATGAACTCTTTTATGAAGATAACCCAACATTTAACTTACTAGTATTAAACATTATTGCACACCATAATGACAATCGTTCTACGACCTCGAATGAACAAGCGTTTGAAATCCCTGCTTCGTCCATGTCTTTAATACAAACGTTAAGAAGTAATCTCGCAAAATGGCGTAAAGATAACATCGAGGTGATAGCCGATGAATCTTAACCAGCTAGACTACCGAGTAACTTTTTATGAAATTACTGACGATGGACCCGAAGCAGGTATGGTGGAATGGCACGAACTGTATAGTTGTTTTGCTGGTTTATACGAGCCCACACAAAAAGACGTACAGTTAGGCAATCTAGGGTTAGTAAAAAATTCTGTCACTTTGAACATACGAAATGCGCAACCTCAGTTTGTGCCGAACTCAAGGCAAGTCTTTGAGATTAAAAATGGTATTTACAAAGGGTTGTTTTTTAATGTCAAAAATGTGGCACCCGCGAAAACGTCTGGTTATATAAAGGTGGTGGGTGAAGAGCAATGAGAGCGAAGTTAAAAGGTGAGCAAGACCTCATGAAGCAACTGGAGAAACGTCTAGGGAAACGTAAAATGTTGCGTATAACTGACAATGCTTTAATTGCAGGCGGTAATAAAGTAGCTTCCATCATCGAAAAAGATATGTTTAGCGCGCGTGGTCAAGGGACAGGGAAATCAGCTCGTGCAACCAGTGTTTCTAAACCAGAAACAATTGCTGGCACACGTACGGTTAAAATCCACTGGAATGATGGTAGCGAACGTTTCCGCATTATCCACTTAAACGAATATGGCCACTTTGACAAAGCGGGAAAGTGGGTTAATCCCACAAGTAAAGGTGTTATCGAAAATGCTATGCGCCAAGGTCGAGAAACTTATTTTGCAACGGTTAAATCCGAGCTAGCAAAGAAGGTGTAATGATGGAAGACATCACAATGAAAATATACGAAGCATTAATCGGTAACGAAGAATTTATGTCACACGTGGATAAAAACAACATTAAATTTTTTGATTATCCGAATGCGAATGAAATTACAGACGTCGTGGTTGTGATTGATCCATTAGATACACCCACGCCTGCTGACTATGCAGACAACGATAATATGACGTTTGAGTATTTTTATCAGATTGACGTGTTTGTCAAACAAAAACCAGGAACGAACGGGCGAGTCCTTAGTGACAAGCTCGTTTTTTTATTGCAACGAATCATGTGGGAAAAATTGGGATTTAACGAAACATCCTCAATTAAACCCGAATATAACAAGGAATTTAATTTATACCATCAAGCCAAACGGTTTGAAGGAAAAGAATATATAGGAGGCATTTAACATGGCAAAAGGAAAAAATTATAAAGCGTTTACTGGTCTGGATGAATTTTATTACCAAACTGAAGGCAGTGATATAAATGCAGTTACAGATCCGGAACGTATTAAATATTTACAAGAAATTTCTGTTTCAAAGGATCAAGAAATTGAAAAAGCTTATGGAGATAACCAAGTAGCTGAAATGGCGGTAACAAACGGAACAGTTGAAGTGGAAGCAGGATTCCATAAATTGCCTTTGGAAGATCGCACGAAATTGTTTGGATTAGAAAAATCCGAAGATGGGATTGTAGCGGTTGGAAACGACACACCGCCATATGTGGCCGTTATGTTTGCAAAAACGATGGAAGGCGGCGCTCGTGAATATGTCGGACTTAAAAAAGGACTGTTTACATTTCCGGAAGACGAAGGAAATACCAAGGAAGATTCTGTGGAGTTTGGTTCTAGCTCTGCTACTGCTGAATTTATGGAAGATGACATTGAAGGATTTGACGAACCAAAAACAATGCTTTTAGGTCATGACGAAAAAGGGAGTACCAAATCACGTGATGCTATTTGGGCAGCAATTTTTGGTGAACCAAAAGGTGACGATACACCCTAGTGACCCCCAAAATGTAGAGGTAGCAGCTAACAGTAAATCTGCTGTTATCTCTGCGGAATAGGGGGATAAGGAGGAAATTATAAATGGCAGACGTATTAAATGTATACAAAGATGATGAACTTGTTAAAAGCTCAGAATCTGCCGATGGCAAAGCCAAAGTAAATATCGATGGTTTAGATGCAAATACCAGCTACGCTAGTGGCACGTATCAAGTCGCACGTGAAAGCGAAAATGGCAAATCTGAAAAGGTGGATGTCCCTGCTTTTAAAACAAAACCAATTGCGGTCACGGGTATTTCTTTGGATAAAGAATCGATAACTATGAACGTAGGCGACACAGAAACAATTAAAGCAACTATTGCGCCATCCACAGCGACGGATAAAGGTGTTTCGTACGGTTCTTCAAACAGAGCAATTGCCACTGTTGATAGTAATGGCAAAGTCACTGCGGTTGCACCAGGAACGGCTAACATTGAAGCTACATCTAATGATGGCGGTAAGAAATCCACATGTGCAGTCACTGTGGAAGAACAAGAACCAGAAAATGTCGAAGTCGATCCAAACGAAGAAGATGCTGATGTATCGGCAGAATAATATTAAATCTAAAGGAGTAATTCAAAATGGCAAAACGTAACTTTATTAAATTAGTACAAGTAGACAAAAAAGGGGACTTAGAAACCGACACAGAAGGTAATCCGAAATACGATACTTTCTTAACGCCCACACAAATTCCGTTCCGTAAAATTTATGATGCAGCGGACTTGATGGACACTCAAGAAGAAACAAAATCTACAAAGGAAAACATGGACGAAATGCTGGATATGGTTGTAGACATTTACAACAAGCAATTTACTAAAAATGATTTGCTAGATCGTCTGCACGCACCTGATGCAGTGGAAGAGCTTCAACAACAAATCGAATTTATCGCCCAAGGGCAATTGGATGATGAAAGAAAAAAGGAACTAGCAAAGATGATTTAAAACAATTATCTTATGCCGATCATAAAAAGAATCTAAAAAAAGTCATGCTCCAAATGATGAAAGAAGGCGGAAAGGATATCAATGAAATATTGGATATGCCTTTCGCTTTTTTTATGGACTTAGTCAACGAAAACGAAAAACCAAACGTTGAACATAAAGAATCTATGATCGATGCATTTATGTAAACACCTTATAAGCAAGGAGGTGAAATTTTGGCAGAAAGAATAAAAGGGCTACAGATTGACCTAAGCCTTGACTCAATGAATGTCAGCAAAGGTCTAGCTGGGGTAAAGCGTGAGATGCGTGCACTTAACTCCAGCATGAAAGTGTCTAATAATAATTTCAAACATGGAGATAAATCTGCGTCTGCATATAAAGATCGTATGAGCGAACTGCAGACAGCTGTGGACGGCAGCTCAAAACATTTAGATCAATTAAAATCTGCCCACGCTGATGTGGTTGCAGAACAAGGCGCTGGGTCAAAAGCAGCGCTTGACTATGCTAACGAGATCAATCGTGAAACTGATACGTTGAATATGTTTAAAAGTCAACTTAGCCAGGTTACGCAAGAATATAAACAAAATTATAGTGTAGCTGGTAGGATAGGAAAATCTTTCGGTGCTATTGGCTCGAGCATGCAGACTGTTGGCGATAAGATGCAAAGTGTAGGATCTGCATTTACTAGTCATATTACAAAGCCAGCCGGTATTGCTGCAGCTGCTGTAGGCGGATTAACGGCTAAGCTTGGTTTTGATCGACTCGTTGGGCTTGATACAGCCAAAGCTAAATTAGAAGGTCTTGGTTACTCAACTAAAGAAGTTGGATCCATTACAGGCGAAGTTGAAGAAGCTATCGATGGCAGTATGACAACCATGGCTGAAGGTACAGACGTTGCAGCTGGTGCAATGGCAGCAGGCGTTGAGCAAGGTGACGAACTCCAACGTTACATCAAGTTAGTTGGTGATGCCGCTGTCGGTTCAGGCCGTGATGTTGGTAGCATGGCACAAATTTTCAACCGTGTGCAAGGTCAAGGCAAATTGATGACGCAAGAACTTAACATGGTTGAAGAGGGCATGCCAGGTTTTAGCAACGCTATGGCCGAACATTTAGGTGTTGGTGTAGAAAAATTCCGTGAAATGGTAACTGCAGGCGAAGTTAGTTCGGATGACTTCTTAGATGTTATGGACGACTTTGCCGGAGGCATGGCTGAATCTTACTCCCAATCTTGGCAAGGTATGTTGCAAAACACCAAAGCTTACATCGGTCAAATTGGCGAAAGTCTTTTGGGCGGTGTATTTGAGCAAGCAAAAGGATCCTTACATGAGTTTGAAGATATCTTAAAATCGCCTGCTGCACAAGAGTGGGCAGCTCAAACCGGACAGAAAATAGCCGAAACATTTACTGCAATGGGAAATAAAATTAGCGAAGCTATTGATTGGTGGAATGGGCTTGATGATTCTACGCAGTCAACGCTTGGAAGTATAGCGAAATATGCCGGAATTGCTTTAGTTGCTATGGGGCCATTATTTACTATATTTGGAAAGTTTGTTGGAATGTTTGGAAAAATGTTTAGCGGGCTTTCTGGACTTGTTGGATTTTTTATAAAACATAATGCAGCTGCTAAAGCATCGGCTGCAGCTCAAAGTGTATGGAATGGTGTTACGGCAACTGCTAGGGGGATTTCTAGCGCTTATGCTTCCACAGTTGCAGCGTTAGGTAACTCTCAAATCTTACAATCTGCAAAAACAAAAATTGCTACTGTAGCTACACAAGTTTGGACTGGCGTAACTAAAGCCGCTTCTCTAGCTGCTAGAGGATTAGGCATGGCATTTAAATTCATGACGGGTCCAATCGGCATTATTATCACAGCAATTACTGCTGCAGTGGGTATTTTTATGCATTTTTGGAGGACAAATGAAGGGTTTAGAAATGGCGTTATTAATATATGGAACACGATTAAAAATGCGGCCATGTCTATCTTTTCTTCTATAGGTTCATTTATTTCTGGCGTTTGGCAGACAGTAAAAAATGTCAGCATGACCATTTGGAATGCATTAAAAACAGCCGCTTCAGCTATTTGGAATGGGATTAAATATGTTATCCAAAACCCAATTCAGACGTTGAAGAACATTCTGTCCACAATATGGAATGGTATTAAAACAACTGCTTTAACTATTTGGAATTTGATTAAGACAGGCGTTTTATTAATCATAAAAGGTTGGGTTAATATAATTAAAGTTTATATTAACTTAATTAAGACTGTAGTGACTACAGTTTTTAACGCTGTAAAATCTTTTGCAATCACTGTATGGTCAGCTATTAAAAACACCGTTGTAAAACTTGCTAAAGGTTTATGGAACGGCGTTAAAAATATCTTCAATACGTTAAAAAATGGCGTAACAACGATATTTAATGCTGTGAAAAACTTTATTATAAAAGTTTGGACCGCAATAAAGAATACAGTCATCAAACTTGTCAAAACTTGGTGGCAAGGTATTAAAAATATATTCAATGCTCTAAAAAGCGGCACAGTATCTATTTTTAATTCGGTGAAAAAATTTATTGTAAACACGTGGGATGCGATAAAAAATCGAGTGGTTAATTTTGTTAAAACTCTTTGGAATGGCGTAAAAAATACTTTTAACTCACTAAAATCTGGTGTATCCAACATTTTCAATAGTGTTAAGAACACCATTATAAAAATATGGTCTACCATTAAAAGTAAAGTACAAGGATTTGTAAATGGCATGAAAGACGGTGTCACAGGCACTGTCGGTAAGATGCGTGATACTATTGGAAAAATCGTTGATAAAATCAAAGGCTTTTTCATGGGCATGGTTGAAGGTGTTGTAGACGGGCTTAATAAATTAATCGACGGCGTCAACTGGGTCGGCGATAAGTTAGGAATGGGTAAAATTGACCCAATCAAATTATCCACTGGTACTGAGCACACAGAAACCCGCAATTTGATTACTAACGGAAAGGTCAACCAAGACACTTTAGCCACTGTGGGCGACAAAGGAAAAGGTAACGGACCAGGCGGTTTTAGAAACGAAATGATACGCTATCCGAACGGCAAAATGTTTATGACACCTGACCGTGATTCTACGGCTTATCTACCTAAAGGATCGTCGGTTTATAACGGCACGCAAACACACGCTATGTTAAACGGTGCGATGCCAAAATTTGCCGGCGGTACTTGGTGGGATAAAACAAAAGATTTCGCATCTGGTGCGTTTAACAAAGCCAAAGATGTTGTCGGTAAAGGCAAAGATTGGTTATCTGATAAAGTCGGCGACGTGATGGACTGGATAAGCAAACCCGGAAAACTTGTTGATAAAGTCCTCGAAGCTTTTGGCGTTAATTTCGATTGGGTTCAAGGTTCTCTCCCGTCTGATATGATGGGTGCGATGCTCAAGAAGCTTAAGACAGCTGCGAAAGATTTATTTACATCTTGGTTTGATGATGTAGGAGAAAGCGGCGAGTTTGACGGCTCAATTGCTAATAAAGGCGCAGGAAAAGGTGTATTTCAATATCTTGTAGATGTTGCAAATAAAGTTATCAAAAAGTTCCCTGGTATGAGCATTACATCTGGTTACCGACCTGGTGATAAATACTATCACGGGAAACGACAAGCGATCGACGTTGCTTACCCGGCAAATATGAATGGGTCAAAGAAATATATTGATCCTGCGAACTGGGCTTTTAATAACTTCAAAGATGAAGTCGGATACGTTATTGCTTTAAATAAAATCAAAGACCGTACAGGCGATGGTGGACAAGGAAAAACCAGTAAATGGGCTAATTGGCCATCTGGTGGTCACATGGATCACCTCCACATCAACGGTCGTATGGGTAAAGGTGATATCAGCAAAGGCGGCGCTTCAGGTAAATGGGGCGGGGATATCAAAAAGGCCCTGAAACTTGCTGGATTGCCAACGACAAATGCGTACGAAAACGCGTGGAAAAAACAAATACAGACCGAATCCGGCGGGAATCCTAAAGCGCTGGGTGGTACTGATGGTTTAGCAGACGGTCGGGCAAAAGGACTTGTACAGGTTAAACCGGGTACCTTTAATGCACATAAATTAAAAGGTCATGGAAATATATGGAATGGTTTAGATAATTTAATTGCTGGTATGCGATATGCTAAAAAACGCTACGGCAAAGGTGGCATGCTTAGTTTTATTGGTAAAGGACGCGGATATTCAACTGGCGGTTTAATAAATTCTTCCGGCTTATATAATTTAGCCGAAGATGGACATCCAGAATTTGTGATACCTACCGATCCTAGCAAGCAATCAGACGCTATGAAACTGTTAGCTATTGCAGCAAATGATATCGAGAATAAGAAAAAAGGTAATAAACGACCGAATCAAATGCGTGCACCGTCGACTAGCGCAAATGATAGTTATCTATCATTAATTACCGATTTATTAAAGGAAAACAACCAATTAGTAGAACAAAATAATACCATTTTAGAAAAATTAAGAGAAAAAGATTCGAACTTATATGTTGACGGTCGCAAAATGACTAAGAACCTAGGGGGTCATATTGATCGCGAGCAAGGAAAACGCGCGAAATTTAACGAAAGAGGGTTGGCTTTTTAGATGAGAAAATTCAAGGGTATTACGTTTAACGGTTTGCATTCCTATAAAGATTTAGGGATGACGATTACAGAAAAAGAAATCGGCAACCCTGAGAAAGAAAAGGCGCTTGTAAAAGTGCCTTTTTCTGATGTTGAGTACGATTTTTCAGAACTCTATGGGGATCAAAATATGTCTACGCGCACCTTGTCTTATACTTTCCATGTTTTTGACAGACGTGTCAATACGCCGGAACAAGTCAATCGATTGAAAACCCGAGCGCTTAACCATTTCATGAACGTGAATAAAATGATCGAGCTGTACGACGATGCTTACCCTAATTGGCACTTTCTGGCAGAAGTCAGAGACGCACCCTCGTTTAATGAAGACAGCATTATAGGCGAGCTTACCGTTGAATTTGAAGCTTACAAATTTATGATAGGCAATGAAATCGAAGGCAATGATATTTGGGATATTTTCGATTTTGATTTTGATGTAGCACAGACTACAAAAGTAAATATTGATACTTTTAGACAAGTATTTTTGATTAATAACAGCCCAACTGTGGTAAGTCCGACAATTAAAGCTTCATCAGATTTTGTTATTGAGTTTAACAGTGTTACGTATATAGTTGAAAAAGGTTGGTCAAGTGACCCGGACTTCAGACTATATAAAAGGTTAAATGTGCTTAATGTAACGGGAGAAGGAACGATTGAATTTAGTTGGAATAAGGAGATGATTTAATAATGTATCGTGTAACGATTTATGAAAACCCTGAATCAAGCAAAGGTATTGAAATTCATTCTCCTTATAATAACGATTTAAAAGTTGATAGTGATACTTTAAAGCCATCAATCAATGAGATAGGAACTTTTAATTTTACAATTTATCCCAATAACCCCGGCTGGGGAAAAATACAGCCACTCACGACACTTATAAAAGTAGAAGATGTGCCGCATAATTTTGTTGTATTTGAAGGGCGTATTTTACAGCCTACAACAGATCAAAGCGATGATCGTGTGCTAAGTGAATCGTACTTATGCGAAGACGAAAAAGGTTATTTACATGATAGCGTGCAAAGCTGGGAAAAATTCACAGGGAATCGAACAGCTGAACAGCTATTCCGCAAAGCAATCGCAACTCATAATGAACAGGTAGAAGATTATAAAAGATTTGAAATTGGCATTATTGATATGCCGGATTTATCCGATAACGTACGTTTTATGGACGATACGGACGATACTTTCGATAACATTTCTTATAAACTATTGGAAAATGACAATATTGGTGGAGAGTTGCGCATTAGAAAAGAAAATAATGTTCGATATCTCGATTGGGTGCAAGAAGTTGGCGAAGAGAAAAAAACACCTATTAGATTACGCAAAAACATGTTAGATATGACAAAGGAATTAGACCCTACCGAGATTGTGACGAAGCTGTACCCTCGCGGGGAGCGTTTAGAAGGTGGTGGAGACGACGAGGAAAGTCAAAACCAATCAAAACCTCGTCTAACGATCGCTGATGTCAATGACGGCAAAGAATGCTTGCTGGCAGACCAAGAACTTATCAATGAATTTGGTATCCAAGGTGGTATGCAAACTTGGGATGATATTACGCAAGCAAACATTTTGAAATCTACTGCCCAAAAATGGTTGGATAACCAGCTTGTCGCCACAGGTAAATTTAATATTACGGTTTTAGATTTATCTTTATTAAATTTAGACCCCGATAGATTTTGGATAGGAAATACGCATTTAGTACAAAACCCACTCATGAATGTTGACGAGCGTTTGCGCATCGTAGATATGAACATAAAAATTAATGCTCCAGAAGAATCCGAATTAAACTTTGGCGATAAAGAGTTAACACTATCTCAATATCAAAAATCATTAACCAAAGAACGACAAGAAATGCGGATTATACAAGATACTGTACGTATGCATTCTAAGAGCGTTGAAAAAATAAAAACCGATTTAACAAGAGCACAGCAAACCGTTGTCGATTTGCAAGAAACTGTAAAAAATGGCGATACAAATATACAAAATCAAATAACGGCGATTACAGACGATTTACAAGTAATCGCTGGTATGGTTCCTGATGAGGAAACAATTACAGATATCGAAACAGATATAACCGTTTTACAGCAAAATAAAACAATTCAAGATAGTAAAAATTCGAGCTACGAAGAAAGGTTAAAAAAGCTTGAAGAAGCAATAAACAAAGAGGAGTAGATAATTTTGACACGAGAAACAGAATATAGAGATTCAACTCCAGTCGATTTTCCAGATGATTATGAACAAAGTGACATTGATCCACGAGTTGCTAGAAGAACAAACGCAGTACGACAAAAGCAGTATGGCAAAGATGTAAGGGAATCTATGGCTCAAGCAGAAGAAATTAGTTCTGTTGTAGCAAATCAAGCCAGAGATATCGCACAAAATGTTGGTGGTCGTCAAGAAAACATTGAGCAGCGTTTTGATGATCAGATAGCAGGCAGTACAAACGACGATGAAGTTATCGATGCACGAAACTCAAGCGTAACTGGCGAAACTGATAAAACTTTAAAAGCTCGTTTAGATGGTATGCAAAAAAATAGCGTACATAAAAGCGAAGATAAAGCAGACAATGAGCAAGCTGCGACTGGTGTAAACAACCAAACTTATATGACACCAGCCACTACTGCGGCAGCGATGGAAAGACAACCTTTTAAAGGTTCTGGCGCTTCTGTCCACTACATCGCACACAGAGGAAACAATTACGATTTTCCAGAAAACTCAATTATGGCTTTTGAATCCGTTACGAGGCACTGGGGTATAGAAACAGATATTTCCGTAACAAAAGATGGACATTGGGTCATCATGCATGATGATACAGTCGATAGAATGACAAACGGCACAGGTGCTATCGCGGGTAAAACACTTGATGAAATTAAGAAATTGCGAATTGACCGAGGAACGAATTTGAATTCGTTGAATGACGCTCAAAAACAAGTGCCTACTTTGCTTGAATATTTATCCATTTGTAAGCGCAGAGGTGTTGTTCCAGTTATTGAAATTAAAGCGGGTTCGTACACAAATGCAAATTACGAAACCCTTGTTGATAACTTAAAGCAATTTAATATGTTGCAAGGCGTGATGATTATCTCTTATAGTTTAGAAGCATTACAGGAAGTACGTAAAAGATTGCCACTTGTACCTTTACAACTTTTAACAAATAGCATTGCTGATAAAGATATTGAAGATATCAAAGCATTAGGTTTAAACGTAGGCATGAGCGTTCGTTATAGTCATCAAAGTGTTACGGCAGATAATGTTCGTAAATTACATGATAATGGATTATCCGTTTGTGTTTATACAGTACCAGACGATCGCTTTCAAGAAGTAATTGATAAAGGCGTTGACTATATAACTACGGATAGTAAATCAGGCGATCTAAAATATCAAAAATTAGAACCTATAAACGGCTTTATCATAGATAATAACTATGGGATACATGAAGTGTTCGTGGAGGAATTGCCAGGAGGAAGAGCTCAGTTATTTTTTGTTATCAAGGAAGGTACAAATACACGGTATGATGTATTTCTTCGATTGCCCGATTGGGCGACACCAACCCGGCATATTTGGACCGTTTGTTTAATTAAACTTAAAGGCGATATTACAAGTCAAGCTTCCTTTGATATTATCGGGAGTATCGGCGATTCTCATAATAATCCTAGCGACGTACGTGTATCTTATGGATGGGAACAACGTGACGGTTGGGCAAATGGCAACGTTATTTATCCACTATATTAAAAAGGAGCTGATAAAATGCCAATATTAAAAAAAGGCGAGATAGAAGCAAAAGCGACCGCTTATGACACAGGAGTTAAATCAACTGGCTATGTTTTTTATAGCTACGATAAAAAAGCTTCTGCTTTATTTTTCCAATTTCGCAACCAAAACGGCGAAACAACTGACATCGCAAATGCTAAGATTCGTCTGTTATTGATTAAAAATGATGATGAAGGAAAAGAGTTTATACCCAGCCAAGAAGACTTTGAAATTATTAGTAAGCTGGGTGGAAAAGCAAAATTTGTACTGCCTGAAATGCTTTTAGCCTATCAAGGAAAGGTAACAGGCTACATTTATTTAGATTTTGAAGATGGTAGCCAAACAGATGAAGGGCAATTCACTTTTCGAATTCGCCGATCAATGATTACACATGTACTTCCCGAAGCAGGCGACAAGTACGTACAGGACTTCGAAGACGTAAAAGAGCGCGTGGAGCAAGCGGGCGATAGCGCCACAAAAGACATCGAAAAAGCAAAAGACGACGCCGAAAGCCAGATTGGCGATTACGTGGGCGAGGTTAAGAGTGCGAAAGACAGTACCATAGAAGATATTGATAAAGCATTGCCTGAGGTTGTTGAGAGTGCGAAGCAAGATATTAGCTCGAGTGCTTCCGATGTGCAGAGCATTGCAGATAAAGCAACATCAGATATCAAATCCCACGTTGACGCAGTAGAAAACGCGAAAAATAGCACTGTGGGAGACATCGAAAAAGCAAAAGACGACGCCGAAAGCCAGATTGGCGATTACGTGGACGAAGTTGAGAGTGCGAAGCAAGATATTAGTTCGAGTGCTTCCGATGTGCAGAGCAAAGCCAGTGAAGCAAATGAGGATATAGACGATCTTGTCAAAAGCACGGAAGACGCTCGAGATGAAGCCGTGAAAACTATGAGTGAGTTAGATTATAGCGACAGGAATTTGCTTGTTTCCGATAATTTATTATCTTATAGCTCTTATAATGAAACGCCAGTTGTAGAGGAAAACGGTAGGAAAATAACTACCAAATACGTTACTGACCAAACAAACACTGTCACACTAAGGGACCGTAATTTAGATCCTTGTGGAAAGTATACGATATCTGGAAGGATAGAAATAAACGGGAAGCCTATTACAAGGGAAACTATTTCAAGACAAGTGATAAACACCAATCATGACCGTAGTAAAAATGAACGTCTTGAAGTATTTAGTGATGGTTCTTTTGTTGCCACCGAAACCTATGATTCGGAAGCAAATTATTGGATCATCAAAACATCTTTTGTTGGGATAAAGCCTGGAGACGTTATCACTTTTTATGACTTGCAATTTCAACCGGGCTCCGTAGCCACGCCATGGCAACCTGCTATGGGCGATTATGACGCCAAAATTAAAAGGCTTGAGAAAGCCATCATCAACCTAGGAGGTAGCATATAAATGTTTAGCATGGACGATTTCGTAAAAGAAAACTTAATAGAAGGTTATTTGACAAAATCATTTAATAAAACGCAAATTAATATCTTTTCGTTAAATTACCTGAGGCAAGGCATGATAGATCAAGAAACTTTTGAAGAAATCACAAAATTTATCGAAGAAAATGAACCATATCCTGATAAAGAATCAGTCGAAGAAGTGGAGGAAAACGAAGAACCAGAAAAATAAAACACTGAGGCTTGCCAAAGGGTAAGCCTCTTTTTTATCTCATAAGTTAGGAGGTCAACGTTGGAGCTAAAAGAAAGAGTTGATGAGCATGACAAAAAGCTAAAACAGCACGATAAAGAAATCCAGCGTATCAACGATAATATCGCAGAGATGAGAAAAGACTTAAACGACAGCCTGAACCGCGTGGACGAATCCAACAAATTCTTACGCGAACAAAACACCCGACAGTCTGAGCAAAGTAATGAGATTCTGCAAGCAATTTTGAACCGCAACGACCAGTCAGAAAAACGCAAATATGACCTCAAAATGCTTAACTGGTCGGGGGTATGGAAATTTGTTGCGGTATCGGCAGGGGCTGGCGGCGTGATAAGTGCTATCGTGCAACTACTTTTTAACTAAAAGGGAGGTGAGTAAATGGACTTGAATGACTACTTAATTCCTATTGTCGTGGTAGCTTGCTTAATTGTAGGCTATGTCATACGTGTAACACCCGCTTTACAGATTGCGCGGGATTATATCCCACTGATTGCTTGTATCCTAGGGGCGATTTTAGGCGCAGTGATTCAGGACGTGACAGTAGAAGCTATCATTATGGGAGCTGTCAGTGGTTTGGCTTCCACAGGGTTAAATCAGGTATTTCGCAAAGCACTAAATTTAGAAGAGGGAGGTTAGCTACACGCTAAGCTCTTTTTTTATGCACAGAAAGGAGTATTTTTTTGAAAAAAGTTAAGACTTTACTCATGACAGCGATTGTTGTTGTCATGACTTTTGCGCCAATCGCAAGTGCAGGCGCATACTCGATTGATACCACATACAATCAAATGCGTTCGACACAGCGCACCACGAATAACTACATCATCTTACATGAAACAGGCGGCGTAGCGCCAGCTATCAACAACGCGCAGTACTTTAACCGTGAGTGGCGTAACGCCGGAACATATTCTTCTCACGTTGTAGGTGATGGTGGCGATGTTTATCAAATCTCGCCTGAAGGCTATGTACAGTGGGGCGCAGGTAGCTACGCAAATGCTCGCAGTCCAGTTCAAATCGAGTTGGCACGTACAAATGATAAAGCAACTTTTGAAAAGGATTATAAAGCTTATGTTAACCTTGCCCGAGATATGGCTAAGAAGTATAATATCCCACTCACGCTTGACGGCGCAGGACGAGGCATTAAATCGCATTTGTGGGTGACAGAAAATATTTGGGGCAATCATCAAGACCCATACGGCTATTTAGCGCAACACGGTATCAGCAAGGCAGACTTAGCTCAAGATTTGCGCACGGGCTTAGATAGCTCTGACGATGTCGACGCAGACCCAGAAACAAATAATCCGGGGAGCACTGCTCCTGATCCTGATAATGATGACTATCAAAATGCTAGCGGGTCTTATACATTCAGCAACACAACTAAAATCCGCAATAGCGTAGGTACAAATGGCGGTTATACTGGAATTAATTATAGCGCTGGACAAACGGTTAACTATGATAGAGTTTATAAAAATGTAGACGGCTATAACTGGCTATCTTATGTTAGTTACGGTGGTCAAAGACGCTATGTGGCTATGACCAATAGCAGTCAATCTAACAACAACCAAAACTACGAAAACACAAGCGGTACGTATCGCTTTAACAACACCACTCGTATCCGTAACGGTTTAGGTACGAGCGCAAGTTACAGCGGACGCAACTACACTGCTGGTCAATCTGTGGTTTACGATAGAGTCTACCGTAATGTTGACGGCTACGACTGGCTCTCTTACATGAGTTACAGCGGACAACGTCGGTATGTTGCTATGACAAATAGCGGTAGTAGCCAATCTGCTAACACGCAACAGAACCAAAGCGGGGCATATACCTTTAGGAACACAACTCGTATCCGCAATGGTGTGGGAGTAAACGCTGGTTACACCGGTAGAAACTATAATGCTGGACAAACGGTTTACTACGACCGTGTTTACCGCAATGTAAATGGTTATGACTGGTTGTCCTACATGAGTTACAGTGGTCAACGTCACTATGTAGCTATGACCAACTAAAATAATAAAAATATAAGTATTTCTTTTGCTGAACTACTAAAGCCCCCCCGCAAACGCGAGGGCTTTTTACATAGATTGTGAAATCGACATAAAATTTAAAAAGTTAATAAAACGGTAAAAACTAGAAGTTTCTCGTAAATATAATTTGTTTTTGTGAATTTGAAATGATACTATAAGTATAGTAAACGAATTATAGAGTAACTATAAAAAACGCTATTTTTAAGGGAGGTCTAATAATGATTAATACTGGCGTTAGGCGTCAAGGCATCGTTAACTGGTTAAAACAAAATGATCCTTCTGAATATTGGACTTCATTAAAAGTTCAAAAATTCTTATTTTTTTATGAGGTTTTTTCGAAAACAGAAGGTCAAACTTATAATTTTGATATGATGAAAGCTTACGTTAACGGTCCCGTTTTTAGTGAAGTTTATGGTGACTATACTTACAGAAACGAAGAATTTAATAAAAAAATTACCGAAGCACCAATGAAATATATTGATGAAAAGATTGCGATAAAGGCACATTTTCTTATTAATATAATGAATAAAAAAGATCTTTCAAAATTAACTCATGGTTTTGATATGTGGAATATACACAAGCCTGAAATTGAAAAAGAAGAACAACAAATAAAAATGGATGAATCAGATTTTTCAGAAGAAGATGGAAAATTGGCTGAAGAATTATTTTCTATGTATGATGAAGAGTTCATAGAGAAGTCAACTGTTGTCCCTGTAAATGATAAAAAGTTTATATTTTCTAAGTCGGAATTTGATCAACTTAATGAACAGCATCGTATTGCTCTGGAGACAATTTCTCACGATAATAACCTAATCAATCCAGTATTTGTTGAAATTGGAGAAAAAGGGGAATTATTAATTGACTAAAGTTAAAGATATAGTTACTATGAAAATACCCTTTCCTAAGTTATCTTCAAACTTGGCAGTTAAGTCTCATATGTATCTGTGTATAAAACATGGAGAAAATAAGAGGTTTCTTTCATGTCAAACAAAGAAGCCTCTTTTATTGCGTTCCGATGAGCCGCCCTTTCATTTTGTAGACGTGGGAGTTAATAAAAGTGAGTGTCCCTTTGTTAGGGATACACTTATAGCTTGTGACTATTATTTTCAGCTCAGTAACATCCATATTAATCCTTCCCTATTAGCACAAAAAGGAGTTTCATCAAATATATATTCTAAAGTGGATGCTGAGATAAAGCATCCAAATTTCAAAGAACAGAAAATTAGCGTAAATAACTTGTTAAAAATTAATCCAGAGCTAACTTTTATGAACGCTCAATAAGATAAACTAAAGCCCTGTCGAGTGATGGGCTTTTTATTCTTTATAAATAACTTATTCTAATGAAAAACTTCATTCGGGGGTTTTTCTTCTTTTTTTTGCCGGATAAACGTTGTAATATATAACTTATAATATGATTGGAGGAAACTTAATGAAGATATCAATTGAATTTATAAGTAAAAAACATGAAGTGTTAGGAACTACGGAAGAAAAAGTGGACAATTTTAGTTGTGTAGATCCTACTACTCAAGATTTTAACAACAAAGAGTTATTGAAAAGGATAGGCGAGGAATATAAAGAACAGTTAAATCATGATCAACCTATTAAAGTTATAAAAACAAATGGAGATAAGGGTGAAATTGACTTAGAAAATGTAGACTATTTTACAGTGTTTACTCATAATCTTTCAAAAAAAGTGGATATCTATATGGAATAG